AAGATCTAAGGGATCAGAGTCTACAATATTATCCACGTTAGCTATAAAGAAATTATCCCAGTCTCCGCTTCTTGAGGCCACAATAGTATCCTCATTAGTTAAGAACAATCTATCTCTATAGAAAGCCATAGCCGAGATCTTACTTTCCTTAGGCTTATCGTTCGCTGAATTGAAAAAGATTCCCGGTCCTCTATTATCTTCATGATCTCCATTTTCTCTAGGATCCCAGTCCACTGATCCCCCAAAGTATTGAAGTTCTGTTTCACCTTCGGGTATCTCACTATATAGAATCTGAGGCATTCTAAACTTATCGATAAACGTTCTCTTACCAGTAGCTCTAACCTTCTTGAGATAAGGTGCCTTATCCTTTCGAACCACTCTATACCAGCCCGGTGTATTTTGAAGATAAGCTTGACTTAGGTAGATAAGTTTACCAGTTCCTTTATGTTGTTCCACCTCAATAGGGTCGCTTTCATTAGGAAAATCCTCTGAGTAAATCTCCTCTAGAACCTTTTCAACAAGCTTACCACCATTATAAGCTATTAGGTCTGTAGTATCAGGAGGAAACTTTGCATCCGCAAATGTTTTGAAGGACTGCCCTAAATGTAGGAAGTTTGGATTAGGGTATATATAATCTTCTACTGGTATAAACCCAGAGACATTTAAATCTCCCAGTAATTCCCCGTTTCTCTCATATCTAGCATTGCGTTCGTAAAAGTCATGGTATAGTTGTCCATCACCTTCAGTAACGTAAACTCTTTCCCATCTTTCCCTATCCTTATGAGGTGGTAATGTAGATCCCATAGGATTATCTGCATCAGAAAGCAAGGAATTAGTAGGTCCGGGGAGTTGGTTTGTATCTATATAGTCTCTGACTTTCCATATGCCGAACCTAAGAGGAACTCCTTGGCTATTTAATAAATCATCATATAGATCTGACCATAAACCGTCGTTATTTGGAACCCAACTATTCTCTATAATATCATTCATACTTCCTCCGGTTTTACCCCCAGAGAAAGAATTAGGAATAGTAGACGCAGTATATTTGTTGAGGTTCCACGTTCTATTTCCTGTTACGTTTGAAGATGGCTCCTCAGCTGTATCTTGGGCAACACCCGCATCATTAAGATTTAAGTTTTGAACTATACTATTAGTCCATACTCTGGTATTAGTACTGGGCCCTACATTTTTTTGTTGGATAATAATCCTACCATCAACCACTGTAGTATCATTAAGACTCTTTTGGTTTGCATAAGCAATTAGAGAAGCATTCTGGGTCTTATTAATAGCTATAGCAAACTCAGCAGCATCAGCATATCCACTAGACTTCTGTGCTTCTGAGTAAGGGCTTGTTCTAGCGTCACCCCCACCTGTCATTCCAGTCTTAAAAGACGTAAAATCAAGGTCTCCCGATTGGTATTGTCCATAGGCCCCTGAGTACCAAGGGTTAGAAATACCTTGACTGCATTGGTCCTCTTTTAAACAGGCCCCGTTAAAAGCTATACGCCTTCCACTTGGGTTATGATCATTAGTATAATCATTGGCATTTGTCCTAAAAGCCATATTAATCTTAAGATCTCCCCCCATTTTATATATACAGATATCATAATCTGAGGTACATACAGCTCTTATTGTCGTTCTGGTAGTTGTTATATCTTCTTCACCCCCATGACCATCTAAAGAATTTATAGCACCAGCGAGGGCTATTGCCGCATTACCTCTATTTGCATACCAATCTACAAAACAGTGTTTTACACCTGAGTCTGTTAAGGTTTCGTTAACATATTTCCATCCTTGCCAAGATGATCCATCAACATGGTCTGTATGATTTTCATCAGTAAACCTTGGGCATAGCCAATAATAAACTGACATTGCCCCGTCTTCTATCAGAATATAATCCATATCACCTTCTGTATTCTGATAATTTCCAGCTGGTCCCCAGTTATCCATTACAGTACCAGTCATCTGATGGAGAGTTGTTACACCATCTTTTGTAATAGGGATTCGATCCGAATTTCTATGGGTACTATAGTGATCATTACCGTCTACAATGCTTATGAAGCCCATAGGGGCTCCATCCATCCAATTGCCTGTATTGACAGCTACCGTAAGAGGGGGATGGTTCTCTCCATAATTAACTACAGCTTGTTCGTAGGTAGCAGGAAGCAGTGGAAGGATTGCATCTCCTGCATGGTTGAGCCAATCATCATCGCTACCACCACCAGAGATAGCACCACCTACGTCTCCAGTATCAGTATTTTTTAAGTATTTTCTAGAATTTCTAATGCTTAATGCGGTAGGTTGCGATGTATTAACAAAGGATCCAGTTACTGCCGACACATTATAATTCTTATTTTGCCATAGATAATTTATAGATTGGACCCCACCCAAGGGATCGACTCCCTTCAATGTAATCTGATTACCAAAGTCTGTTTGTAATAGCGGAGCACCAAGGTTGTCGGTAGCGTCATCTCCTGTAATCCTAGGAACAGAGGAATTGAAATCAATTACAAGTTGTCCACCACCATAAGGAGTTATATCCTCAGTCCATGTATGCCCTCGGAATTCCTTAAAAGGATATGTAGCATCTTCAACTTCAGAGTCTATACCATCATCTATAGGATCTTCAGTATCGATAACATGGCTTCCCCAAGTGTAGTCTTGGTTCTCAGACCACACTTCTGCCTTGAGATTTCGATCTACTGCACTTGAAGTAAGATAAGTTATATCAGCACCTTTGAAATCTACACTATAGTTTTCATTTTGTGCATGAGGAGTGCCATCAAGTTTCTTCATACAATCATCATTAGTGTCGTGTCTCCACACCTCTGCATTAGAGTTATAGCTTACAGCCCCCTCTATACTAGTGAAGCCAGCCACTACTTCTTTATTAAGTACAAGAGTAGCTGATCCTATGTTCACAGTTCTCAACCTATCCCGTGCTGGAATAGGCGAAGGATTTTCAGATTGATAATTATAAGCTCCTCCAAATCGAAGGTACTCATAAGTCTTCCAAGGCATATTACTATAGCCACCACTCGTAGTGGGGATCTGAGTGATTGTCACGTCACCTACGGTTTCGCTATTGTCTTTAATTTTATAAGCACGAAGAGCGTTAAGAGGAGTTTGTGGTAAAGCCTCAGAAGAGTCACCACCGAACGGAGGCTGGTCATAGGCGGGATATGATACACTAATGCCTGTATCAATAATCAATAATATAGATGTAGTAGCGTCTATTTCAGTCCAACTATAATATACTTGATCTATCCCAGAGGAATATTCATCTAATGTCCCAAGGCTGCCAATATATTCTGTCCCGTTTCTCTTGTCTAATGAAGATTGAGTGGTACAAAAGAAATTAGTAAGAGCATCACATTCTGTAGGTAATCTTTTTGCAGGTATTTGCCTACCAATACCACCACTAAGGGTATATACGGGTATTTTTACTGGGAAATATGATTGTGCTCTGGTTTCTCTAGCCATTGTTGTTGGTCCTCCAGTATCTAAACCTACTTGGATCAGTATAAGAGCCGGATCTATTGTGAATGTTTCTTAACTTAGGGGTACCAGCACCGAAGACTGTTCTTCTTTTATCATCTGTATCAGCATTCTTACCTTTAGCAGTATATAGAACCTCAAGCTCTTGGAGATATCTATCAGACTGAACATCACCCTGAACAATCATTTGGTATTGTCTCGCGGACTGAGCCATTATAGCTCTCTGAACAACGGTATCCATATCTTTCCAAGATACCTTGACAACCATCTCAACCCAATAGTTAGTACTCTTTTTCCAAGAGTCACTTTGATCGGTTACATTAAAAAGAAACTGAGTAGCAGTACTTGAATCATTGGTAGAACGGGCTACACCAATAATCCTATAACCATCATCATTACTATGATCAGACATAAGTTCAGCAGATAGGATATTAGATCCTAACTGAATCGTACCAGCGGTATCTAGGTTAAACTTCTTCATAAATTTATTATTTGCAAGACCCCGGAACTGGAAGTCTGTCAAGGTACGGTCAAGTACACCTTGACAGACCCCAGTATCTATACCACCAAGGTCATCTAGGTTATCTACCGTGGATTCTCCTGCCATCAGAAGCATGTGATTAATAGCATCAAGCTTAGTTATCATACCCATGGTAGTTCTCCTATAGTTAAGGGTCAAAGCCTTCCTAGGCCCGTTAAGACCTAGGAAGGGTATTCAAAACACGTAGAATAATACTACGTTAAGAACAAGATCAGGTCTGGTCCATGTAACCATCGTCATCAACATCCGCATACGCCGCTTCGCGGATTTGTACACGATTATCAATGCCTGAGGATGTACCATCAATCGAATGGATAATTGCCGCACACTCAGGACGCAGAACGCCCGTACCAGCCATCATCGAAGCGACCGTGAATGAAGTGTTGCGTCGAACATCGTCAACGTTATCAACCTTCAGACCCTGAAGTCGAAGACTAGCTACAGCATCTGGAGTCCACATAACGGCACGGATGCCATTCATGAGTGACGTACTATCAGATGCTGAAGCACCTAACGAGAAGTCAAGATTATACTTGGCCTCACCTAGAGTAGTACCAGCGGATGTGTTACGAAGACTATCCGAACCATGGTTCGTCTTGATAATGGTACAACCCATGTACTCAAGACTATCATGCAGAGCACCCAGACCTTGCGTGAATGGAGCACCGAGACCACCAGCCGCGGCAACGCCACCAAACATTGGCTGACCATCCTGAGCATCCGAAGCTGTACGAGCAACACCAAGTGCTCGGATATCCATGAAGCAAGCCGGGCTTACTGCCATGTACAGATTCCCATAAGGAATGTTATTTTCCTGAAGGAAAATGATGTAATCCTCAATCTTTGACAAAGCTGACAAAGCACCAAGTGATCGCTCAGCGACAGGGGCTGCGGGTCTACCCCAAGCACCTATCTTGAGAGAATCGGAAGCATCTGAGTTACCATACAATGCACTATTAAGATCCATACTTGGGCGAGGATCAGTAGAAATCTGACTCGTACAAGCTGCACGGACAAGATAAGAATACAGTTGCTTATCCCTAGCATTAGCCAAGGTTTGAGCAGCCTGTCGTGCAAGCTCACTACGGAACTCCCACTGTGTCTGCATCAAGTCAACATTATCAATCTCGAAGTGAGCGGCCATTGGTCGCTTATCAAGACTAACTTTAAACGTGGTTGCGGTTGAATTTTCACCACCAATGAGTTCCTCACCGGCTCCCCACGCTGAGTGCAAGGACACGGTGCCTGTGATGGGGAATTCCATCGTGGTACCGCTAGCAATTGTCTTAGTCCCGACTAAGGACTCAAACATGTTGTACTCATCATACGCATTAATTACTTCGCCCGCCCAAATTGGGAGCCAAAGCTTACCACCGGTAGTATTACCACCGGATATACCATCTGTTGCAGCGGTACTGGTTCTATAAGTTAAACCAGTACCCGTTGCGTTGAAACTGTCTCCAGTTACATCTTCGTCTGCCATTTTAATTCCTCCTTAAAAAGAAATTCAAAACTATTAATTAAAAGCGGATTTAATTCTTAGCTTTCGATTGTTCCCGAGGGAGTCTCATACTAATGGCTCGTTCTACTTCTGACATTACCTTGCCCTTTATCCAAAGGGGAGGCGTGGTCAACTTAATCAGTTGCCTATGGGTCCGCAAAAACCCTAATTCGGTAGATGGTTCCAGTCTGTCATAGACATTCTTTGTTCTACCAATTGCCTATACTTAGGCTCCATCATAAACTTAGGATCGTTTCGTTCAGCTGTGAATTCTCTCTTAGT